GTTCCCTGAACAGTTTTATAGCGGCATCACAATCTTGATGAGACATGACCTCTAACTTTAAAGGCGATAAAGCCTTAGTTAGATTAATGACACATGATATTCTATCATATCCAGAACCTGTAACGGTCGGAAATGGTTCTCAGGCTTTTGCCATGATTCTATTTAAAAGAAGTCATGGACCAGGAGTCAAGAATAGCAATGGTAGATAGATACTACCAAGGATTCAGCCAAATTTCATCACAGACTCCCTTATTAGATAAGGGACGAAGTCTGCGAAAAGTTGGCCTGCTAACGCTACCGAACTTCTGTATTCCTTAACCATTAATGTCGAAAAGACATTATAGAGAAGGAATGCAGTGTTCCCCTGAAGTGTATGTGCTCCACTAAGTCAGGTCATCTTTGAGAAATTCTCATCGACCGCCTGGTTAGGATGCACCACTCCTTTAGGTCCAAATAGCACCCAGAATCCGAAGCCTCTAACTAATCTTTCACAAGATGAGTTAAGGACAATATCTAGGGTCTCCTTAATAGAGATGAGTTGTCTGTTAAGACACTCACCCACTACTAAAGGTTCTAGCACACTTCTGTGTATTGCCTGGAGTATTAATCCAGGACCGATACACGAGAAGTCTGATCCATCAACTGAGAAAAGTCTCTTGGCAAATTCTATGTACTTATTAGATACAATAGATTTGCTTAAGCTAATCTCTACCCCGAATGAGGTCATCATCATTAAGTATCTCTTAGAGATACTTGAGTGGACGACTACATCATCACCTAACACAGCGTAAGCTGGTGTTGAGTGAGGTGTAACTGCGGCGTTAACCACCATATGGTGTGTTAAGGCTAGCATGGCTCACGAGGAGTATGCACCCATTGGTTGACCAACAGCATATTTAACATATGCTCCGTCATACCAAAATGGCACACTAATTAATGACTTCCATAATCTCGCGATTAATGGACTAGTAAAGGATGATAAAACTTGACTCTGAAGATCAATAGGCAACCTATCGGTTGCTGCTGATAAATCATAAGAAAAGTATTTGTCACCTTCCTCTAGATGTCAAACGGCATCTGGACCAACAAGCCTTTTTAAAGGGCTCATTTGGTCAAATGTTCCGTCTGTCGGAACCACTCTCAATAACTCGAAAATCGAGTCATGAAGTGGTCTGAATGCTACTTGGAGTCAGTAGTTAGTCATTGCGACTACTCTGGATTTCCCGGACACGGTTCTTACGATACCGAGTCTTCCTAAATGGAATCTAAGGCTAGGTGTTTTCACCCTAGCTCCCATTTTAGGCCTTCCAATTATCCTTCCCGTGAGCATAAATACAAATGCTCTAAGGATTAGGAGAATATAGAAGGGGAACCCCAAGAATAGTATAAGATATAGCGACACAAGGGCTAAGTAACCCCTGTGAATAACTAGTCAAATACTAAGCTGAATTAATACGACAGGATGTCTATAGAATGCGAAAGCATCCTCTATGACACTGAAGTATGAAACAGATCCATTTGGACCGGCAGATTGTAATATGAAGGAAGTAACCTTACCAATCCTCAACTTAAAACCATCTAATTGTTTTAAGCTGAAGTTAGGTTTGGCTAATGACAAGAAATTTCTTTTGGCTCACAATAACTGTGAGTTAGTCAGAGTTCTTGTTTCTCCCGCGAAGCCTTCGATAATTGTCGAAAGGTCTACAGCAGGATATCATTTCACTAGTCTATGAATTCCAAGGATTGTGATGACTGCTACAAATAATCACCTAGACTGGAGCATTTCTGCTCTAAGTTTAGGAGGTATAATTTTAGGCAGTCCGTTAGAATCTAACGAGACTCTCATTTTTGGTGAGTAGTCTGAGTTAGAAACTAACGCCATAATACAAAGAGTATAACAGTCTTTCAGATAGGTGAATACCTGTCTTAAGTTCTGTCTAGATTCTTGATTTGAGTAGAATTTCTTCAATCTCTTTTCAAGAACCCTAAACTCATGTATTAGAGGGTCATTACTTAGACCTAGGACCTTGAGAGTAATAGATACGTATCTCGTTATTTTATTGTACGAGATAGTTCTATTACCTTCCGTTCATTGATTAAATAATAATTTTGCGAAAGCAACTTTGTTGTTTAATTGATGAATTCGCGTAGTCTCCTTTCAGGGGTCTACAGTCCAAGGTTGCCAACCCGGGAACAGTACCTGGCTCAATGAATAAGCCAGGACCTTACTCGGTTCATACTCTCTACGAGCATTAGCTACGGGTGACGATATTTAGTCACTCTAGCTATTAACGTCCATCTGACCATATTCAGTGTGTCAGATCTGCTAGAACGGCCAGAAATTTTCTGGCAGTAGGCGTGGACGGAGGAGTCTAGCGACCCAGATCTTTAAGGACCCGGCTTAGCACGTATA